TTTTAATACTTTTAGACTAATTAATGTCGCTTACTTGACATTAAGTCATTGAAAAACTTATAAAAGTATATGTGACCTGTTTGTTGACATCGTAGGGGTCACAAGTTCAAACCTTGTCGCGCCCACCATATCCCATAAGGGTTACAGAAGATTAACCTAATTCTAAACTTGTGCAATCTGCACCGTTTTATAAAATAATATAAAAAACTTATACTTTTCTTATAATAAAATCTTGCAAACATATACTTGCATACTTATATATATAGTATAATATAATTTATACAGAAGGGGTTAAAAAGATGAGCAACAAAATAAAAACAGTTCACGCAACAGACGGTGGTCTTCAATTTGTTTTAGAAGACAATACATGGCTTAAACCAGAACAAGATCCTAATTATATTCGCATGCTAATTGTCGCTAATGAGATCCAGGATAACTTTGTTTATGGATCGTCAATGGACTTTGCTAGTGAGTATGGCTTTGCAAATAACGATGATGCCAGGAAACTTTTTAATAAATCTATAGGTGTTAGCAATGAGTAAAATCTGGAGATGCAAACACTGTAAGGAAGAGTTTAAAACAGAACAAGTATTAAACCCTAAATACGTTGTCCATAGTTACTCAGCTAAAGGCCTTGATGAAGTAGTTTTAAAAAGCCAGGGCATTACAGAAGTTATGTGCGCTGAGTGCAATATTTTTCACAGCAAAGAAAAGAGGAAGGCCAGCTAATGTTAACTAAAAAAGTAAACAAGTTATGGATGGGAGACAAAGTCTCTGTACGTGATTATGAGGTGCGTAAGGCCATACAAAAAGGTGGGATGGTGGTATTGCATGGTAATAAGAAAATGCGCCTATCTGTAGACGATTTAAAAGAGCTTAAACCAGTGGGACGTGTCATTAAAAGTAAGTTTCCTGGATCACCAGATTACCAATTAGTTGACATTACATTTAATGTTACACAAGACGCCAGGCAAATGGATTTAATTTAACCCTAAGTGGCGCATGATCGATAGAGTTCAGCAATTCTTTCACTTCTTGCGCCCACTTGCCTACTCCATCTGCTGTCCAAACATTCTTCTGCTGCCCATTCAAATTGACCAGTTTCCAAGGCGTTTAACATTTTTTCAAATTTTTTAAGACGTGGCATTCCAACATTAAAGCGCATATTTACCAATGCTTTTTTTGCTAAGTCTGGTAAATCGTTAAACCAGGCAAAAGTCTTTTGACAGTCTTCGACACATTCACTTAAATCATTCTGTAGCATTTGCTCTACTTCACTGTCTCTTAGACCAGCGCCAGGTAACTTGCTGTCTATTAGTCTTCCTACACCAATTGTCCAATAACCTTCGCTGTCAGCGTAGGCAACGTGGCGTCCATTTTCTACAACAGCGCCTTCATCTCTTTTTATTTCATTAACTAATTCATTCATAGATTTTGGACTTATCATATTACTTCCCAACTTTTTTCATTGCTATTTTATGTGATTGAGTGAACGTCTTTCCAGATCGCATTAGCTTGCGCATCTCAGTCATGTGCTTAGAAGTGTGATGCACTGAGTGTCTTTTCAGTGTATCTTTTTGCCTTTGAGTTAATGCCTTGACTGCCATATTTATTTACCTTTCTTACCTTTTTTCTTAGGTTTCTTAGCTGTCTTAGCAGCTGCTTTAAATGCTGCGTTAGTTGGAGCGCCTTTAGTTCCAGGCTTGCGCATTCTCTCACCAGAGCCAGCTTTTATCCTGGCTCTTTTTTTTGCAATGTTTCTGTATAAACTCATTTACTTGCCTTTCTTAGTTTTCTTTTTAGATTTTTTGGCTGGTCTGCCTTTAGTAGATCCATAAGTTCCTGTTCCATACGGCATAATAGTTTCTCCTTTAGCAATCCCATTTACGTAAGGCCTTATTAATTCTGCTATTGGGATCTCTAGCAGTCTTGGCACTGGTTAGCTTTTTCTTCATGCCAGACATTCTGGCGCAAAAACTTTTTCTGCGTTTTGCAGCAGCTGGTGATTTCTTTGCTTGCTTAGATGAAACTGGCGCTTTTAAATTAGATCCTTGCGCTTTAGCTGCACGTCTACCAGCAGCATTTAATCCACCAGATTTTGATTTGTGTTTGGCAGTTAGCTTTATTCTTTTTTTCATTTTTTAGTGTCAGTTTTGTTTAGCTTGTCAAAACTTCTCATGCCACCAATGCCTAACATGCCAAGTAATATTGGCATCATTACACTCATATCTGCCTGGGGTATTACAAACCCAAAGCCAGCGCAAATTGGAGAAATTAAATAATTGATAGCTAGTGACAGGCCAGCGATCCAGCCAATCAGTGGGCGCCAGGATGACTGGAACCAATTACCTTTTGCGTCTTCTTTAGCAATTGCCAATTGAGCGAGTATTTGCTCTTGAGAATGCTTATCGGCCATTGTCGCTAAGTCATGCGCTAACTTTTGTTTTGTGTCAGCGTCTGGTATAAACTTATCTAAAATTTTTGTAGCTGGTGCTATTAGGCTTGATAAAACCATTTATTACTCCTTTGTTGGGTGAGGGATAATTGCAGATTATTTTAGCAATTAAAAATCATAACATAATTAAGTTTAAATTAAACAATCATCCCTCATAACTGGCGAGGAATGCTGACACCCCTGACGAACATTCCCCTCAACTTTTTTATAATTTTTTGCAGCCTTGCAGATATTTAGGTACTTCATTGTCCTTCTTTTTTAGGTACTGTTTTAGGTACGCAATAAGCCTTGACCCAAATTCGACTATCCCCAGCGAGTGATGGGTCATAGTTTTGTGATCTAATTTTCTGTGCAATTCTAAGGCACGTATCCAAATCAGAGAAATAATACATATCCTTTTGTAGCGTTCCAGATAAGAACACTAATAACGCCCATGTCATTTACCATTGCCATTTTCCTTTTTTCGTGTCCAAGCTGTTGCGCCCATAAAGCCAATAACTACTGAAGTCTGGGCAACCAGGAAAGTATTTAAAAATGCGCCAGCAGCTTGCATGCGTGATACATCAAGTATTGGCAATAAAAGAACAATAACAGTAACAATACTGGACGCCATTGCTGCCCATGCCATCAGTCTTTGCTGGTCTTGCATTTTGTCTGCATTTTCTAAACGCAGCATACGCTCTTCTATTTCTAATTCTTCTTTTGAAATTTTACCGTCACCGTCTAGATCGTGGTTGTATATTCTTGCGTTCATTTAAAACTATCCTTTATGCTTTTAATGACATTCTTTAATGTAAATGGTTTTTCATTTGGTCTGTATTTACAGTGTATTTCCCTGGGGCATTCACCAGCGCCTATTGGAACGTATTCATTCCATTGCGTATAGTTAGCACCAACATAAACACAAACTCTGGTTTTATTTTCTAATAACTGTTTTGCCAGTCTGCATGTTGTGTGTTCCTTGTCTCTTGCAAACGCTACAATAAATAAAAAAGATATTACGCAGAAAAATATTAAAAAATAATAAATGTAATTGTACAGCATAAGCATCACGCTACACTTTTAGAAATGAGCCAGATCATCCAGCCTAACGCACTAAATAAAACAAGTGCTGCAATGCCCATAATAGTGTAGTCACGTATCATGCGTTTTTGCTCTTCACGTGCATACACAGCTTCTTGCCTGGCTTTTCTTATACGTCCTTCTTCTTTCAGTAAGTTATCCCAACCTTGTAAGCCGTAGTGTCCAACAATCCAGTTTTTTAATTCCTCACGTTGCTTCTGTACTTTTATTTTAGCACTATAGCTTTTCATGGCCACTTCTTCGACAGAGCCATTAAAAATTTTATCAAATGTACTTGGACTGTTTGAATGCTTATTGATATTGTCAATATCAGAAACAGCGCCCATCCATTTACCAACAGTCTCAGACATATCTTCTATGTCACGCCCTGTTTGGATAAGTTTCTTAATTTGGCTATAGCATTGCGTGGCTGTACTGACAGCAGCGCCTAGCGTAATGGGGTCAATCATTACTTAAGTATTTTATCTACTAACCAGGCTACCAATCCAGACGCTAATACAAACACTGCTCCTACTCGGAGTAACATCCACCAGGCGCCTTTGCCCATGTATGCAGCTTCTATTAGTTGGTCTAATTTTTTATCCATGTTGTCTATACGTTTTTCCAGCGCTGTCATGCGACTTTCTAAGACAGCTACTTTTTCTGATACTGTCATTGAATTATATTTGTTGGATTTCTAAATAAGTTATTTTTTTGCCATTGAAGGTCACCAATTTTTGCTTTTAGTGTAGGTGGTAAATCTTCAATATCTAGTCCTTCAACTTCATCATACTTACCGTCTATTGCTGCATTAAGAACAGCCATAACAATTGCCCTGGCAGTCTTGCCTTTAGGATCTAATTCTTTAAGTGCCTCTAGGCGCCTCAATGCGTCTTTTGATGTAAATATTTTTGCTAGTTGTTGGTATGCACGGCCGTATAAAATATCGTCTATTTTTTGACGTGACGCTCCAATTAGTGACGCTGGTTTTGTTACGTCAACGTCAGCTGCTAATTGACCAGCTTTAGCGCCCAAAGATAAAACGTCTGCGTCTTTAATGTCAGTTGCTGTTGGTGATCCTTCTCTTAGCGTATTACGTATGGCAAACATTACTTTGCCCATCTTTTCAATATTTTCTATATCTTTTGGGTTATCCATTGTAACAGCTAATATTTTCATATTTTCTGGTGTAAAGAATTGACCGTATACACGTTGCGCTAAATTTGCTGACATGTCACCAGCTTGCGTATTAGATACTTTCTCGACAATATTCTTGAATTGCTGCTCTATGTAAACACGCTGTGCATCTCTAAATAATTGTGCGCCTCCTGGTAATTGCTTAAAGTATTCAAATGACCTCATCAGTGCGCCTGGCGTTACTTGGTTACTTGAAAATACTCTACCTAATGCGTTAACAGCATTTGTTTTATCTCTACCTAAATTACCTATTATACCAGCAATAGAGTTATCAAATGGATCCATGTAATTTTTAGTAAAGTTTTCAAATGACTTTAATGCCAAAGCGTAATTAGGACTTTCGTTTTTCATGCCATTGAGTAATGCGCTTCTTAAAACATTTAAACCAAACTTAGCTGTTTTGTCTGCGCCTGGTGCGTCATCGTCAATTCTTTGTATGTAAGTGTCTAATGATTTTTTTATTTCATTTAAATTATTAATATCAGTTCTAAATTCCATTTGTGGTATTGGCTGGCCAGCGCCATCGAGGACAGGCTTACCGTCACTGGTAAGTTTTGGAACAACCTTGCCGTCTCTCATTTTAACTTTGTATAATTGATTAGCATATTGTTGTATAATTTTGCCTTGAGGAGTTCCAGATGTGTCTTTTATTATTTGCTCGACAGATCGCCAGGCATTACGTGCCACATTAAATGACAGTTGAGGCGTTTCAATTCGTGCCTTTGCGTAAAACTTATCAAATATTTTAGATCGCATTCTAACAAACTTTTCTTTTATTTGACTTGATGCGTCAATTGCTTTTCCAATAACTGCTTGTGCGTCTAGGCTACCAGGCTTACGATTTACAGATGGCAATAAAATATTTTCAATAGCTTCTTTAACTTGCTTGTACTGGCCACCCATTTGTACAACTTGATCGGTTAATGGTGAAATATCACCAAATAAAAATTCATCGTATATATTACCAGCGTCTGGGTTACGCCTTACTTTACGTTCTAGCTTTTGCAATGAACTGAGACCAGATGCCTGGGGCAATGACAAGTCAATACCAAACTCATCACGTGCCATAGTAATAAAATCATTAAGACTTTGATCGTTTACGCTTTTCTTAATCTTTCCAAAATCTGACGCATTGATAACACCAGGAGGAGGGGACTGACCCATTATTTTATTTTTAGCAAAATTTAAACCAGCACTGCCAGCTTCTAATGCGCCAGGAATAGCAGCAGCTGTTGCTACTTGACCCATGTCAATATTAGCGCCAGGACGTGGATCTAACAAATTTCCTATACCTTGACGAACCACTTCACCACCAGCGCCAGCTATTGCGCCAGGAATTACACTTGCTCCACCAGTAAAAGGCGCTGCTGCAACGCCACCAGTTGTCAGCATTTCTGGAATAGACGCTGGCGTTTCTGACAATACGCTAGACCCAATAGCTGATAAGTCATCAACAGTTACTTTTGTTTCCTGTAATTCTTTTGCAAATTGAGCATTCATGTCTTGCGCTTGCTGACTTGGGTTACCAGCAACATTTGCTTGACCAGCAGTTAACATTGTTTGTTTTGCTATATTTTTTAAACTGTCTAAGGCGCCTGGGTCTACCCTGTTGTATGTTTCCTTGCCATTCATAACTGTACGGTAAACAAGGTTGCCAGTAGGATCTAAAAAGAAATCTTCTACTGGTATTCCACTAAACCTAGACAGTATTCTAATTCTTTCACCCATGTCAGACGCAAAAGACCCAGCCATCCTGGATCCCATACCCATAGCTGATTGAAACCCAGTATTAATAGTTGTGCCTTCTGGTACTTCTGCAATGTTTGCTTCACTGGCGTTATCTGCTCCAGCAGCAACACTTAATAAATTACTTAAATCACCACCAGCGCCAGCTATTGCGCCAGGAATTACACTTGCTCCACCAGTAAAAGGCGCTGCTGCAACGCCACCAGTTGTC